GTAAAGAAAAGAGACCCACCAGAAGGGCTTCCACTAGATAGTTCATAGGATAAGAATATATTTTATCAAATTAGGACATTAGGACATATAAGATAATCCGAAAAACAAGACGATGATGATTACAGTCATGAAGGAGAAGTAAGGACCCAATATTTTTTCGGTATCATAGACGAGCATATATAAGAGGGCAAGGACAAGACTGAGTGAAAAGGTAGACAAGGTCTTGTTCATGAGAGGCAAGAAGGACGCAGCCGAGACAAACCATGAACCTATAAAGGATAGACTGAATTGTAGAGCGGTGGTAAAAGGTATCAATATACCAAAAAAGGAACCCAGAAACACGAGAATCTCTTTGAATCCTACCGTGGTGGTATTGAACATGCCCTTGATCATATGGAACACCTTATTGAATTTGAAATTTCCCTCCAAGGCTAGGGCAATGATATCAAACATGAACTGAAGGCTTGTCATGATGGTGATAAAGGATAAAAACATACATTCTACCGAATTTGAATTAAACATGATAGAGACCAGAGCATACGCATTCCCGATAAAGGCCGTCAGGAAGAGGAGGGTAAACAAGGGTGTCACTAAAAACAACCCCAATGAAATGATGTGGGTCAAAATCGAGACAACGCTTTCACGGATAGAGGTTGGAAAATCAGTAAAATATTCTTTGGTTTGTTTCTGAACCTCGAGATTCAAGGGATAGGTGGCATAGACAGCCCCCATCAGGAAGGCCGCAAATAAGACGACGAAAATGGATACGGCAAACCCTTTCTCCGGAACAATCTCAGCCGCTTGATGGAACAATTGATGGATTTGAAACAACAAGAAGTTAATATACACATATTGATGTAGAATGAGATAAGAGAGCCAATACAAAAAAACGGATGCGGCATTGTCTGTGCTGGAGGTGGTGCTGCAATACTGATGGAAGGTTAAAATATAGCGAGGAATAGAGGCAGCGGATAGACTCGCCATGACAGGGTTCAAGAGGGCGACCTTTTGTTTCAGGGTAGGGTCCTTTTGATATTCGTTGTCGATACCTTTTATCGTAATCTCGATTTGCTTTTTTTGTTCCTCGCTCATGCTGCTACAATAAGAACCACTCGTTTCATCGGTCACGGACAGATTATGGTCGGTCCCAGAGGAAATGGAGACAAATGGAAATCCATTCAAGTCATACGGATAGAGTAGTTTAGCATCCACAGAGAACCACGCGCCCAAGGTAAGCAAGAGAACCCAGAAAATAAGAAGAATGAGTGCATCTTTAAGAAACACAATCACCAAGGATTGTAAGGATTGTAACGTGGACATTTTAAACTGCTCGTTGAGTTGACCCATGATAGCTTCTTTGGTCACGTCAATAGTTTGATTCCAACGCGCCTTGTCCTCCTTGTCTGGATATTGAATGGTGATGTTTCCACTTGCGACGGTAAGTGTAAGCGTCGGCGTTAGGACCTCTGTAAATACTCCACTAAAGGTGTAATCCACCATTTCAATGGTTCTGTATTTTGTCTCGTTTTGTTTAGACGACCCCTGTGGAAAACCCAACACTATCTTTGAGGTTCCATCTAACGAGACCGGACCACTTGTCACGATAAACTCATTCTCCGTCTTTTTCACGTCACAATATTCCACTGAAATGTTTACGTCACCTGGACCTTTGCAAGTGCCTTTGTAATTGTCTTCATTTTTTGAGATAGCAGGTGTCCAAGAGGTATTCAAGGGCAACCTAAGATTTATTTCGGCCATTAATAAGTATAGTTATTTTTTTATTGTGCATACAACAACGCCGCATATCCACTTTTGACACGCAAGACATTGTATCGTTCCTCTGTGAAAAAAAGGCTATAGTCATAATTGTATAAACTACCTGTTTGTTCTACGCCAAGAATGGTTCCTTCTTCGTCACATATGGTATTGAAAGCAGAGCCAGGGTTAATCTCCGGCAAGATGGTTGTAAACTCGAGTTCAATCGTCTTAAAACGGCTCAGATTAATCGCACCAGAAGGCTGTAATTCTTGTGGAGAGGTATTGAGACTAAAACTATAACCGTATAATCCGGGATTGGAATGTCCTCGACTGTAGTTGTATTTATCAATAAAACTATACACACCTGTCTCAAAGTCAACCTCTCTATATTTTCCATCCAGTATAATGGAAAACTTGGTCATAATATCCTTTCGATTCTCGTTGGTAAAATAGTCACACACAAAGTTTTTATTGGGAACGACGACCGTCTGGTTTTCGAGGTCGCTCGCATAAAAGTCCAAACCGGGACCAAAGGATACTTCATTGACAATATACGAGTCCACGGGTGCTTCCACTAGGTTGTAGGGCAATTTGTCATATTTCCAGTTGCTATAATTGGACCACTGATTCCGTTCGTATACATCGGTCCTTCTAAAAAACCACATCCAATTCGAAGATAAGCCATTCGAGTCGAGACGATAACGATTGGTTCCTGTAATCTGTTGCACCGTGTCTTCCTTGACGGTTTTGATTAAATAACTTTGGTCCTCTTTCGCAAAAACCTTGGACTCTTCTTCCGTGACAAATCCAAAGGTAGATATGAGATGGACGTCTGCATTCCACGAGGTCACTTTGTTGGTGTAGTCTGCCTCTCGTAAAAGCATCGAGGGAGGCGGTTGTAAAAAACGATAGAGCGCATGAGCTTCTTTGATAAAGTTCGGTCTCACGGGGGATTCTTGAAAAGGAGTCGAGGTCACGTCGTTGATGGTGAACAATTCGCGAATGGGGCGCATGACCACTTCAATCGTGACTTCGTTATATTGGAGCGACACCATGGGTAATGCCATTTTAGAAGAGTTCATAAACCAGAAATGAAGTGGGACATAGATGGTTCGACCCGGAATAGAGGGATTCGACATACCCAGAGGTTGTGTGGGAACCGATTTGATGTAATAACTATTGGGGTAACGATTGGGTCGACCATACGCTATTTCTGGCTTGTATAATTCAGGTTCATGTCCAATCATTTGAAGAAATAAATCCTTTTTGCTCTTGTCGAAATCTCTTTCTACCATATTTTTGATGTATTCTCCAGAAAATTCCTGAATGACCTGGCCACCGATGAGACAACGAACCCGTCGAATGGCATTTGTTCCGATATGTTCTATCCATCGAAACTCATAATTCTTCCATTTGTCCAACGTCGTCGCAGGCTGTATCATGGTGCTCCAAATGTCGGGCAAATTAAATGCCAAAAATGCATCCATCAAGAGGTCGCCATTTCGAGGCACTTTGAATGTGAGATGGGTATCCTCATTTAATTTTAAGGAACGTAAACCTTCGTAATCGATTCTAAATTTTTGCATACCAAAATTTGTATATTTAGAATAGACCGTTTTGAAAAAGGTTTTACTTGGGTTTCCATTCAAGATGACATTTTGGTTTCCATACGAGATGATATTCAATAAACCGCCACCCATGCTCTTCTATATAGTTTTGTTTATTTAAATCTTAGTTAAAACCTTTTTTTATCCCGGAAACATATGGACCAAGTCAATGGAGTCTTACAAAAGGTTTCCGCGAGCCCAGGAGTGCCTATCGCGATATTTCTATTCCTTTTATTTTTCTTCCTGTATGTTTTTGTAAGCTTGAAAAAAAGAAGTTATCGGTGTAATGTGTTGAGTAAAACCGAGAAGCAATCCTCTGTCAAACCCTTGTCTAAATTTAAAGCAGATGTCTCGTTGAACAAGGTCTATGTGAAGACGGCCTACAACTGTTGTTGTGCTGGTGAATTCAAAAACGATTATGTGGATTTGTGTGCCCTCATCAATTGCGCCAAGCAAGGGGTTCGAGCACTCGATTTTACCATCTTTTCACTCAATGAAGAACCCGTCGTTTCTGCGTCCTCGTTTGTTAGTCCACTCTATAAGGAGGAATACAATAGTCTGCCCTTTTCAGAAGTGATGCAGCAAGTGAAACGTTCCTTTATGCACGACAGCATCAATTGTCCAAATACAACAGACCCCTTGTTCTTAATTTTTCGTATTCAAAGTAGACATAAAAAAACATACGATAAGATGTATGATGTATTACAATCCTCCTTTGGAATCGGGAATACGGCAGGTAATCTACTGTTTACAGACGTTCAGTCCATCCATCAGACGACCCTAAAACAATTCATTGGAAAGGTTGTTATCATGGTAGACACCACCGGATTGTTGGGTTACGAATCCAGTAATCTAAGCAAACTATCCATGGTGAATTTTGGCACAATGGAAAATCGTATCATACGCGCCAAGGACGTTTACGACGAGAACAAACGCAAACGTAACCCGTTGACCATACTCTATCCCGATTTGAAAACCTCAAGCGACAACTACGACTTTAGTCTTGGATTCCCACTAGGCATCCAATTCATTGGAATGAACTTTCAGACCAAGGACAAATACTTGGATGCATACAATGCGTATTTCGCCGAGTCCGCCTTTAAACCCTTTCCAGAGAGTGTCATAACCTAATGTGACATAACTTTTTTAGACAGGATATACAATGAGTGACTTGGATAAAGCCGTAGAGGAAAACCTCAAGATACAGCATGGGATTACTCGACTAAAATACATGAAACCGGAAGTCTTTGACATTGTGGAGAAATACATGAAACGAAACAAGCTGATTGGATACGGAGGGCATGCCCTGAACCTTTATTTACCCAAGCAAAAGCAATTTTATAGCTTGTGGGATATTCCAGATTACGACTTCTTTTCTTCCAATGCCATTCGGGATTGTAAACAATTGGCCAAAGAATTGTCTCAACACACGGACGAGGTAGAGGTCAAATCCGCCATGTTTGACGGAACCTATAAAATCTTTGTCAACTTTGTTCCATTGGTGGACATTACTCAACTAGAAGAACCCTTATACAAGGTATTGTTGAAATCCTCGCACAAGATAGAAGGGATTCACTATGTTCCTTATAGTTACTTGAAAATGAGCTTGTATCTGGAATTGTCTCGTCCGCTGGGGGATGTAGGCAGATGGAGTAAAATCTACAAGCGACTACAATTGTTGGAAGAGGAACATCCGACTCTCCGAGACAAAGCCCTGATGCAGAATGACCCTCCTCCGCCCTTTTTCAAGACATTGATACAACGTCTGCAACCCTTTGTCTTGGCAGGTGAGTTTGGTTTAACCTACTACCATACGATGTTTCCAGTGGAATATCGCCAAAAACATCCACGAAATGTCATGGTCTTTACAGAAGACCCCGACGAGGTCTTGGCTCTGTTCCGGGATACAAAATATACGACCCATTTGTATCAGAACAAGTTTAGTCGTGTATGTGAGGTATCTTTTGAAGAGGTTCCCATGCTGTATATTGTTTCTCTCGAGTCTTGTCAATCGTATAATATACTAGAGAGATACGGGAAACGGTTTAAAATTGCAAGTTATGACACGATACTTTCCACGTATTATGGAATCACGTTTTTAAATATTCCATCCCTTCCTTCGGAATACCTCTTGTTATCTTGTGCCTTGCTCACTGCGTGCAAGGATAAGAAAACAAAACAGATGAGACGGTTCCGTATGCCTTGTATTGGGTATCAGCCTTCGCTGGAGGATATACGTAAACGTCGAGGTGCCAAATATACCGTCTACAAGAAGACGGGTAAATACAAAGAGTTATTCTTTCGTTATCGACCCACCAAAAAGAGCAAACCAAAGACAAAATTGTAAACATTATAAAAAAATTGATTTGACCTTTTTGTCCAAGGAGACCCTAACAAACGATGAAACTGATGAACCAAAACGGAAAACACCAACTTCGCCGGTCCGACCGCATTCGCAAGAACATCCAGAGTAAGTTACTGGAGGATGACCCTTATCATTTCCACAAGAAACAATGCAGGTTGTTGGATGTTCTTGAACGAAAGATTGAGGTCCTTGAAAAGCGCGTGGATTCCTTAGAGAAGGAACGGGAACTCGC